CTCTGGTTGGGATATTATGTTTATCCATATATTCCATTGTTTTAGGTTCTTTGTAATGAACTGACACCCAGTTATCTAATTTTTTCATCAACTCATATCTTTCCTCCAAACTCAACTCTCTTGTATATACTTGAAATCCATAATGACAAGGTGGAAGTACCATTTGGTCTAATTCACCTACATTCCAAGCATTAACCATTAATCGTCTTGAGTCTGGGTTTGTTTTAAGGTCACGGATTAGGTTTGCGATTTGGTCAATTCCGTACTCAATCCTTCTTACACCTGCCTCTTTACTCTTATCTTCAACTACATCCCAACCTGTATGCCAACTTCTCCATTGCTTACCATACACAGGACCTAAATCACCCCACTTTCTAGCAAACTCATCATCTGTTTTGATATGTTCAATAAAATCTTCTTTACTCTTTGGCCATCTTACTTCATCACTATCAACATATCTCTTATAAGCATCACCATCCCAAATATGACAATCATTATCAACAAGGTATTTGATGTTGGTATCACCTCTTAAAAACCATAGTAATTCAGTTACCATAGTTTTCCAAGCCATCTTCTTGGTTGTAAGAAGTGGAAATCCATCTTTCATATTATGACGAATCTGTCTACCGAATACAGATAATGTTCCTCCGTTTCTAGTTTCTTTTTTTACTCCGTTATCAAGAATGTCTTGAAGGAGTGATTGGTATGATTTATCTAGGTTGTTCATATTTTTCTATTGTTTATCTAATTTATTCACAACTTTCGGTATTAAATTCAGTTTCGTCAGGAGTTTCCTCAATCATAGGTTGGTTTTCTAATCTCTCAATTACTATGTTAATTGCTTCAGGATAATGAGTATATCCCTGTCCGAAATTAATTCCCGTTAGTCCCAATACCTCATTGTTAATGTAATGTCGGTTTTTACCCTTACCTTTTAAAATCTCGTGGTCCATTGAAACATCGTTCCAATCTCTCAATACAAGTCCAGTACCACTAGGTTCCTTGTAATGTAACCTAATGATATTGTTATGACTAAAGTTCTTAATAAATTCTCCTAGTGTCATATTATTTTATTTATTTAATTGATGTCTTCCAATCCATCAATTTTATCTCTCAATGTGTTGATCGTTGAATGGACATATTCATCAAGTTCATGAGATACCTCCAAATACTTTCTTCTCAGTTCGTGGAACTTTTCATCCTGAACTTCTTTGAATGATGAGTAATGTTTGAAACAATAGTGGAAACCTTCATTCTCCATTCTATAACGAACCATTTCAATTTCCTCTAATTGATTTTCTAATCTTTCTAAATCACTCATTTCTTTAAAAATATATTTAATATAGATTGTTTTACCACATTAAGATAGTACAAACAGACAAACAAATAAATCTTTATCTTCTTCATTTGTTTTATACGGTGTGTTCTATATGAACTCTCACACAATTCTGAGGCATTCTATTCAAGTGTCTGTAATTGTTGATGTATCCCATCATATTACCGCTACCTACGGCATTTGCAGAGTGGATCACAACTTCTACTACAGGTTTACCATCCAACCATTGGTTAACCAACCATTTGGTGCAATCCATACCAGTTTTCTCAGTGATGTTATCGTAATTGATTATGTAGTTTTTCACAACACCGTAGTGCCATTCCGCCATCGCACTATCACCTAAGTCGTGATCCAACGATATTAATTCAATATTCTCCAACCCAATTGAGTTGATCTTTTGAACGAACTCATCATAAGAACGTACAACGATCCAACTTGGATCCACTGGCGTTCTTACATCATCTAAATAAATTCTAACTTTGTCCATATTACAAATATACTTTTATTTTTTTATTAAACCTAATTCTAACCGATATTCTTTAATCTTAACTCTTGCTTCCTGATATTGATCACCATTATTGGCTTGATGACCTTTTGAAACCGCAAGAGTAATTTCCATTTCATTATCAATAATGTAAGATATTTTTTCCTGATCCGTTAGTTCACATGGTGTTATTTCATTCTTAATATAAGTTAAGATCAATTGTTTAATGTTAAGAACCTGTTTGTTAGGGTTGGTTTTACCATTATAACTCATAACAGAAGAATCGTAGATATACTTACATAGTTGTTGTAGTTTATCCATTTCAATTATATTAACTCAAATTCTTTATTTACCAATTCTATTTCTTTATTCAATCTTTCAAGTTCTTTGGATATCATTTCTATGATAATCTCCTTGTTATTAAAACTTACATCACCTTTTACCATAAACGGTCCAGGATTCGTAAACTCAATTTTTACCCCCAACCCACAACCTTTAAGAGCACCTTCTAGTTTGTATTTTTGTCTTTCCAATCTATCAAGATTTTCTTTGATTATTTTTGCCTGTTCAAATTTTTCTATTTCCATTTTTATATTTTTTACGTAAGTATTCTTCCCAAACTTCTTGTTTTATTCCGTTCACAAAAAACCAACCAAGATTTAATTCAAACCATTTATTAATCTGATAAAAAGTTTTTTTGACCATATTTAAAAATTTCTTAATTTTTGATAATCTTCTTTGGTTAAAACAATTTCATTTAAATCTGAGTTTAAACCTCTAATGGTTTTCCAAGCTTCCTTAACTCTATTCCACAAAGATTTATTCCCATAAGTTTTATAAAACGTTATGTAATAATCGGTATCATCATTGAACTTGTCAACAGACATACAGGTACAATTGTCAACACATTTAACAATTACTTCAGATCTTTCATTGTTTTCAACTTTCATCCTATTAATGTTGTCATTAATTTCCTTTAATTCAATTTCATCCAATATGACTTTTAATCTGATCATGTAGTCATAGGTAGGTTTTTCACCGTATATGTTAATAAGACGATTGTAAATAAATTGTAAGTGTTCTCTTTTTATCATTTTTTATTTCTTTAAATTAATTACACCATTTTCAATAACATCATTAACCATTGATTTTTGCATATATTCTGTCCCTAAAGTGTGTTTCACTCCATTTTGGATAATATCATTAAACCTTTCATCACCATCTAACCAATCACCATCTTCAGTGTGTTTCACCCCATTTTGAATGGTATCTTTAACAGTGTTTTCTCGTGAAAGTTTAAGATCTATGGTGTTTTTCACCCCATTTTGGATTATTTCTTCAACTTGCCAATCAATATATTGTGTCATTGGGGAAATATTTCTCACCCCATTTTGAATGGTATCTTCAACTCCTGATTGAATCGATTCAGGCAAAAACAGGGTGTTTTTCACCCCATTTTGAATGGTATCTTCAACAAGCTTCTTATTTTCAAAAATCTTTGGACTGGTGTTTTTCACCCCATTTTTAATAGCATCTTCAACTTTATTATATTGTGCCCACCCAATCTCGATGTGTTTCACCCCATTTTGAATGGTATCTTCAACCGCACAATCATTAAAGATGTCACCAATAACGGTGTGTTTAACTCCATTTTGAATGGTGTCTTTAACAACGCTGCTTCGTCGTAGACAAATATCCCCGATCTCTTTAACCCCATTTTGAATGGTATCTTCAACTGAAGTGACTGTCAGTTTTGACAATGGAAAGGCGTACTTCACCCCATTTTGAATGGTATTTTCAACGCTTTTGGGACAATCTGTACTTGAACGATTGGTGCGTTTCACCCCATTTTGAATGGTATCTTCAACTGCCAATGGTCTAACCCCTTTATGTAATTCAGTTTCCTTCACCCCATTTTGAATGGTATCTTTAACTCTCAACTTGTTCTTTTGTCCATTTTGGATGGTTTCTTTCACCCCATTTTGAATGATATCTTCAACATCATATTTACAGTTTCCAACAGAACTGGAGATGTATTTTATCCCATTTTGAATGGCATCTTCAACCTCAAACGAATCTTCTTCCTCTATCATTCGGGTGTATTTCACCCCATTTTGAATAATATCTCCAACCAGTTCCGGATGAAGATGACCAACCGTAGATGTGCGTTTCACCCCATTTTGAATGGTGTCTTCAACTCTTTGGTGTTTCTTCCTGAAGTTCCTTCTGGTGCGTTTCACCCCATTTTGAATGGTGTCTTCAACTATCTGATGCAATGGATGATGATTTACCTTGATGTGTTTCACCCCATTTTGAATGGTATCTTCAACTCGTGTTGCGTTCTCTTTCCCTATATCTGAGGTGAGTTTCACCCCATTTTGAATGGTATCTTCAACTGAATCGGGTTGTTCAGAATAGTAAGTAGAGGTGTATCTAACCCCATTTTGAATGGTGTCTTCAACTATAATGCTCAATGGTTCCAACGTACGATTGGTGTGTTTTACCCCATTTTGAATGGTATCTTCAACTACACTATTAATACGGATAATCGCTTTATTGGTGTGTTTCACCCCATTTTGAATGGTATCTTCAACACCCATGCACATCCACGGATTACTTTCTTCGGTGTGTTTCACCCCATTTTGAATGGTATCTTCAACTCTTTTCTCAGCATTAGCATTTGTTATGCTGGTGTGTCTCACCCCATTTTGAATGGTATCTTCAACCACCTCAGGTTTAAGAAATCTTGACTCAAACCATTCGGTTATATATTCTTGATTTTCCATAAGATCTAAAGATATTCCCTTAAATAAAGATTTAAATAAATTGTAGTTATACCACAATGTTTTTTCTTTAGTAAATTCAACCATCCATTTTAATTCTTCGGTATTAATTAACCAAAAAGATCCATTATGGTTGTATATGTCCATGCCATTTGTGACATCATTAATGATCTCAAATAAACATTCTTTTCTTTTTATTTTTTTATAATCCATTTTCTAATGTATTTGGGTAATATAAAACTTATTTATATTTCTTAAAGATACTAAAAATTATTTGTATTTCCAAATAAAACCTTGTGACTTTTTATATCCTTTCCTTAAACAATTATTTATTGCTTTGTAAGATAATTCTAATTCTTTTGAAGCAATTAAAGCATTCGTCCATTCTTTAATAAATTCATTGTCTAATGAAAATTGTAAAACAGGTTTAGATTTAGCGTGAGGTAATCCGGTTCGTTCTAAATATCTTTTATAATTATTATTTTTACCCTTTGCGGATTCACTCATTTTAGTTTTTGTTTCGGAGGTCTTTAATTTACCCTTCCAAAATTCACTCATCTTCTTTTTTGTTTCATCGGTAATTTTTTTACCAAGAGCTGATTGACTCATTTTCTTTTTTGACTCTTCATTATGTTTCCTACCGTACCAAAATGGTTTTAATGTCCCATTCAAAACTAACTCATCATCTTTTGGTACTCTATAAACTTTACCATTTTCACCCATATATTGTCCCAAACCAACAGTTTTAAAACCAACATCAGGAATATGGGCATTCCTGTTTAATTTATCGGAAATATGTTCAATGATTAACTCTCGTTCATATCTAATACAATCTTCTCTATTAATAAAATCACATTTAATAATAGTTTTAATTAATTTTTTTTTATCTGTTTTCCAAGACCTCATAGACCCCATATAATAAACATCTTTAGTTGGTTCAACTTTAGATGTTCTACTACCAAAATAAAATTCTTTTGTTTTCGGTAATTCTAATTTATAAACATAATGATACATATCTTATAAATATATTACGACATCCAAAAGAAAAATTTAAATGTTATAAATTATAATGATTTAGGATAATATAATAATGTTGGGTTTTTTTTTACAATATCTATATCAGGATATACATTACTAAACTGCAAGACATCAAATCTATCGGTAATCAAATGATATCCGTTTTTGGTAGGGATTTCACTTATGATTTTATCTTTCCCAAAAGGAGCACAACTGTCAATTGCAAGTTTAACCTTTAATAACTCTTTGTTGTCCTTACTATCAACATCAACAATCCACCTCTTCTCGTTGGTCTTTATTTGTCCAACAACTGAGTCAAACAAACCTTTCTGAATGTGTTGTCCGTTTTTAATTCTTTCAGCCAAGGACATCATCATCTCCAATGAAACATCCTTATGGTTTTGTTTCTGAACGTGAATGTATGCACGAGCCTTAAACATCTCACAAAGTTGTTTAATCTCATCATATCGTTTCTCCAAGTATTCAATAGAATCAACACAATAAGTTTTGATGGTACGAACTGATTGGTGGTTGTCTCTCTCACCTTCAGGTTGATCTTTCTTACGTTTGAATACATACAACATATAGAAATCACCATCGTCAGTGAAGTTAAGTAATGGTTTTATAAGTTCAATATTGTTAATCATGTTTGTATTTCTATAAATAATATTTTACAAATATACAAATATTATCAGTACCAATCTAATTTATTTTACACTTTTTTATATATCAATCTATAACCATCGTAAATTTTAACATTTAAGTCATTTACCGTATTTAGGTGTCTACCAGGTGAAAACCAATATTCAAAACCTTTTTTTATGTGACTTACTGAAGAATATATAAAATTATCACCATCGTAAAAAATAATACTTAACTCTCTATCAAAATCTATATTACTTGAAATGTAATATCTATTTTCATCTAAATCTATTCTTGAGTTAAAAACATTATTTTGTAATGTTACAATTTCATTTGACAACTCACCTTTAGCCCCATGGAAAAATAATATGTCTCTTCTCTTTTCTTTACTAGGAACTCTAACATAAGATGTCACCTCTTTTTCATTCTCATAGTTTGATTCATAATATTCTTTAACATTATTAATATCATCAATGTTCATCTGTAAAAATGGTAATCTTTTATCGTACTTGTATTTCCACAATAAAACATTCATAGTTGTCTCATCACTAAATGGATAGTAAAACTTAATTTCTTCAAGATCCAAATTAAATGCAAACTCGTTTAACCAGTCGTATTCTTTGAGGAATTGTTTACAATTTTTATTATAAACCATAACAGATGTAACTGAATAATGTGTTCTATTCTTTACCGGTATATGGTTCATTTTCATCAATGGATATTCCAAAATATTTGTTTCATCAAAACCCCCATTGTGGAATGGATTACCTCTACCGTAATTTATTTGATACTCAAACAATCCCTGTTGGATTAAAGGATAATCCTCAACCTGATCAAAATATTTAAATAGTTCTGATATATCACCTGTTGGTACCATATCAGAATCAATGTATATTGCCTGATCTAAATTAAGATGCTCTAACGTATGTAATACTACCTTACTTTTGAAGAACACTGACTTAAACATATTCTTGTTGGATACATCGTTTTTGTTTCCAAGAAAATTCATATCATTTTCAATACTTAATGATTCAACAGGAACCGTGGTTAAGTTTGGTATTTCAGAATTATATTTAAAATTAAGTGTGTATAAATAAAAATCTAAATTATTATGATATAGATTTAATGACTTAACTAAAT